CTGGTTAACTACAGAATAGAAAATGGTAATTATGTTTCTCAAGTCGTATTTAGTAGTGACTTTGAACTCTTAGATACTGTAAAAGGAACTTATACAATTCAAGTTTTTTCATATAACGCAAGAGGAGAAATATCTGCTAATGCAACTGAAACTACATTTACTGCTCAAGGTAAAACAGCACTGCCAGATAATGTACAAAATTTAACTATTGAACCTATAAATGAACAATTCGTAAGACTTAGATTTAAACAATCTACTGCTATTGATGTTTTACATGGTGGTCGTGTTTATGTAAGACATACTAATCAAATAGGAAACACAGCAACATTTACATCTGCTCAAGATATTATTGAAGCTGTGTCAGGTAATGCTACAGAAGTTATAGCCCCTGCTCTTCAAGGAACTTATCTTCTTAAATTTCAAGATGATGGAGGTAGGTTTAGTGCTGTTGCAGCTAGTACGACTCTTTCACTTGTTAATTTATTAGACTCGATTACTGTTAAAACTGATCGAGAAGATACAGATGGAACACCATATAACGGAACAAAATCTAATGTTGTTTTTGATTCTACTCTTGGTGGTTTAAAACTTACAGATCCAACAGCTAATGCTACTGGTACTTATGATTTTGTAGATACACTTGATCTTGGGGCTACATTCTCATTAACACTTAAAAGACATTTTCAAGGAGAAGGTTTTTATGTTGGAGATGAGTTTGATAATAGAACAGAATTAATAGATACTTGGACAGATTTTGATGGAACTGAAGCAAATGATGCTAACGCAACAATCGCAGTACGCACAACTACAGATAATCCTTCAAGCTCTCCCACTTACTCTTCCTTTAATAATTTTGCTAATGGTGCATTTAAGGGTAGAGCATTTCAGTTCAGAATCACTCTAGACACAGCAGATACAGCACAGAATATGAATTTACAACAGGCAGGATACACAGCTACTATGCCGTCAAGAACTGAACAATCATCTGTTATAGCATCAGGAGCAGGAGCAAAAGCGGTTACATTTGCATCTCCGTTCTTTGTTGGAACGTCAGCACTAGGAAACTTAAATAGCTTTTTACCAGCAGTAAGTATATCAGCACAGAATATGGCATCAGGTGATTACTTTGAACTTAGCAGCATATCTGGAACTGGCTTTACAGTTCATTTTAAAGACAAAGACAATGCTAGTATTGATAGGAACTTTACCTACAGTGCTGTTGGTTTCGGCAAAGGAGGTTAACATGGAGGAAAATAGTATTTAATTGTGGCTGACGTAACTAATTACACTATTGAAAATGCTTCTGGAGCCAACGTAAGAACTGATCTTAATAATGTTTTTGCTGCTATCCAATCAAGTAATTCAAAATCTACTGATTTAGCTGCAAGTCAATGCGTAGCTGGTATGCCATTTTTAAATACCACTACAAACATTTATAAAATAAGAAATTCAAGCAATGGTGGTTTTACTGAAATAGGAAATATAGATTTACCTAATTTAGGTTTACTGTCTAAATCTGGTGGCACAATGACAGGTGCGTTGTTAATAGATAATTCTACAAGTGCATCAACTCCAGCTTTAAGTTTTGACGGAGATACAGATTTAGGTTTGATGCTAATGGATTGACGCTCCAAGCACAGAATGATCTTAGATTTGCTGATGCTGATAGTAGTCATTATGTAGGATTTCAAGCACCAGCTACAGTTTCTTCTAGTCTTACCTGGACATTACCTGCTGCTGACGCTGCTGTTTCTGGCTATGCTCTTGTATCTGATGCTTCTGGTACGTTAAGTTGGGCTGCTGCTGGAGCAGGTGCAGTTGGTGGTGGCGGTAATGAAATATTTTGGGAAAATGACCAAACTGTTACGCAGAACTATACAATTACGAATGGTAAAAACGCTGGTAGTTTTGGACCGATAGAAATTCAAAGTGGAGCTACTGTTACTATTGGTGCAGGAGAAACATGGACTATAGTATAAAAATGTATATAATAAACTTAAGTAAAAACATGGAGGATATTAAGTAAATAATGTCTGTAACAATTAATGGAAATGGAGCAGTGTCAGGTCTTGGCGATATTACATACAGTTCAGCAAACCCTGTTATATCAGGTTCTTCTTTAGCATCACTTAAAATAACTTCTCCAAATGGTGAAAGTAGATATTTCTTTGGTGAATTAGGTAATACTGTTTCATCACAAATGAGTTTTTATGATTCAACTGGTTCTCAAAAGATAAGAATTGCTGCTGGAGATGGAGATACGTTTTTTAACGCTGAAGATGTTATGTTTGGAACGACTTCACAAATTGGAACAGGTGTTAGTGGTGCGGAATTTTTTAGTGGTAATAAGGCAGAGTTAAGATGTGGATCAGATGGTACAGGAAACTCTACGCAAATAAGATTTTATAATGATAATGGTGAAGTAGGTGCTATAAGAACTAATGGATCATCAACTGTTTACCATACTTCATCAGATTACAGAAGAAAAGAAAATGCTGTAGCCATATCAGATGGTATTACAAGATTGAAAAATCTTAAGCCATATAAATTTAATTTTAAAGCTGATTCAAGTACTATTCTTGATGGCTTTTTTGCACATGAGGTTTCATCTGTTGTACCAGAAGCTATTAGTGGAACTAAAGATGAAGTTGTTACTCAAGCTCATGTAGATAGCGGAGAGAAAAAAGAAAGTGAATTAGGTGATCCAATTTATCAAGCTATAGACCAAAGTAAACTTGTACCTTTACTTACTGCTGCATTACAGGAAGCTGTTGGTAAGATAGAAACATTAGAAACTAAAGTTGCTGTTTTGGAGGCTGCATGAGTCAAATAAAACTAAAACATAGCGGTGGAAATGGTGTAATAATTGCAGCACCTAGTTCAAACCCTGCTGCTGATCGTACTCTCAATCTTCCTGGTAATGCGGATTCAACTATTGATATTTTGAATAGAACGGGAAATGTTTTACAAGTGGTGACATCAGTTATTACTTCAAGTCTTATTTTAAATACAAGTAGTGATTCATCACTTTTAAATGCGTTTAGTGATACTCAAATGACCGCTTCTATTACACCACAATTTGCTAATAGCACAATATTAGTGGATTTTTCATTTCCTTTACTATTAAGAGATGGGTCTAGTGGTGGAGCAATAGGATATGGTGTTAAACGAAATGGAACAAGGGTAATTACAGCAGATACAAGCCCTCACGAACAATTTACTGGTGATGACCTAGTTGGGTTTAGAACTCTCTATAGATATGTTGATACAACACACAATTCAACATCACAACAGACTTATTTATTGGAGGTATTTTTGAGAAATTACTCAGGTCAGACTGTAGAAATTAATTCAAGAAGTGAAACATCTAATGTTGTTATTTATGAGGTAGCAGCATGAGTTTAGATCACGAAGCTATACGCAAGGCATACCCAAATGTTGTATTGATTGATAATGTTGGATCAATTATTAGGGACAAATATGGGAATGATGTCGTAGTTGAACAGTCCAAAATTGATACTGCAAGAGCTACGTTAGACGCTGAGGCCGCAGCAACAGCCTATCAATTTACAAGAAAGTATCTTTATCCATCTTTAAGAGATTTCGCAGATGCGATGTACTGGAATAGTAAGGGAGATTCAACTAAACTAGAAGCATATTATGCAGCCTGTGAAAAGGTAAAAACAGACAACCCAAAG